CAACGGGCAGCGATCCGAAGTCCGGCGCGCAGACCGACTGCTAATTCAGGCGTGGCCTGAACGTTAAAACCCAACACAGAGATAAACAGGAACGCCAATGCGCAAGAATACCCGCTTCAAATTTAACCAGTTCATGACCCGCCTCGCCGAGCTGAACGGCGTGGAAACTGACGACATGAACAAAAAGTTCACCGTAGAGCCGACCGTCACGCAGACCCTTATGACCCGCGTGCAGGAGTCGTCCGCCTTTCTGACCCGCGTCAACATCGTGCCGGTGTCCGAAATGAAGGGCGAGAAAATCGGGATCGGCGTGTCCGGCTCTATTGCCAGCACGACCGATACGGCAGGCGGCGATGAGCGCGAAACCGCTGACTTTGCCGCGCTGGATAAACAGGGTTATGAGTGCGTCCAGGTCAACTATGACTTTCATATCCGCTACAACACCCTCGACCTGTGGGCACGCTATGAAGATTTTCAGGCCCGCCTGCGTGACGCCATCGTGAAGCGCCAGGCGCTCGACCGCATCATGATCGGCTTCAACGGCTTAGAGCGTGCCAAAACCTCTAACCGTCTGAAGTTCCCGATGCTGCAGGACGTGGCCGTCGGCTGGCTGCAGAAGTACCGCAACGATGCGCCTGAGCGTGTGATGAGCAAAATCACCGACGAAAGCGGCGCCGTAGTGTCTGCAAAAATCCGCGTAGGTAAAGGCGGCGACTACGCCAACCTCGACGCGCTGGTGATGGACGCAACCAACACCCTGATCGAGCCGTGGTATCAGGAGGACCCGGAGCTGGTTGTTATCGTGGGCCGTCAGCTGCTGGCCGACAAATACTTCCCGATCGTCAACCAGTCGCAGGCCAACACCGAGCAGCTGGCCGCCGATCTCATTGTCAGCCAGAAACGCATCGGCAACCTGCCAGCGGTGCGCGTACCGTATTTTCCGGCCAATGCGCTGATGATTACCCGCCCGGATAACCTGTCGATTTACTGGCAGGAAGGCACGCACCGCCGCCTGATTGACGAAGTGCCGAAGCGCGACCGTATCGAAAACTATGAGTCCATCAACGAGGACTACGTGATCGAGGACTACGCGGCCGGTTGCCTGGTTGAAAACATCGAGGTCGGTGAGTTCAGCGCGGCTGCAGAAACCCCGGCAACCCCGGAGGCGTAACGCATGTTAAGCCCTGCCCGACGTCACCGCATGCGCCAGGAGGCGATTGAAGCCTCGCAGAACGCCGACAACCCGCTGCGCCACGCCAGCGGCTATGAGCAGATGCTCATCAAGCTGAACGATGACAAGCGGCGCCTGAAGAAAGTGCACTCCAACGAGCGCAAGGCGGAAATGAAGCGACAGTTGCTGCCTGAATACCTGCCGTGGGTGTCCGGCGTGCTGGAGAAAGGCAAAGGCGCACAGGATGCCGTGCTGATGACCGTCATGATCTGGCGGCTCGATGCGGGAGACGTAACCGGCGCGCTGGAAATCGCCCGGTACGCGCTGGCGCACGGCCTTGTGTCGCCTGATGGCTTCAAGCGCGCCAGCCTGCCGTATCTGCTGGCCGAGGAGGTCGCCAGCGCGGCAACGCGAGCCTGGACGGCAAAAGAGCCGGTCGATGTCGGCCCGCTCCTGGCGACCATTGCGATGACGGAATCCGAGGACATGCCCGATCAGGTGCGCGCCAAGCTGCACAAGATAACCGGGTACGTGCTTCGCGATGCGGGCAGGGCTTCGGAGTCGATGACCCACCTTGTACGGGCGCAGCAGCTGCACGACGGCTGCGGCGTCAAAAAAGACATTGAGCGGCTGGGAACGGCGATGAAAAAGCAGGCCATCGCCAGCCGCTGACCGAACGCGACCCCGCGCACGGGCGGCAGGACGGCAACGCACTTTTAGTGTCTGCGCCGACCTCCACCGCCCACCTATTTCAAAGGCCGATTATGCAAAACACGGTTGTTATCCCCGCCCCGCGACCGGCAGAGACTGCCGAGCCGCCGGTAAAGAATACGTTTTTCTGGCCTGACATTGACCTGCAGCAGCTGCGCGATTCGCTGCGCTATGAGGGAACGGTCACGGTGCAGCGCCTGCGGCTGGCCGTTAAAACGGCGATCTCAGAAGTGAACGCTGAGTTGTACGACTGGCGCGCCGCGCAGATAGCCGCGGGCTTTAAGCTGCTTGCCGACGTACCGGCGGAATCGCTCGACGGCGAAAGCGAAAAGGTCACGGCGTACCTGGCCGCCGTCGGCGCCCTGACCGCTGCGACCATCGTCGAACGCTATCGCGGCTATGACGCCAGCGGCACGAAAAAGGCGGGCGAGATTGAGGCGAGCGCCGACGAATACTGGCGCGACGCGCGATTCAGTATCAGCCGCATCGCCGGTAAGCCCGGCTGCATTGTGGATCTGCTGTGATGAACGTTTACGCGCAGCAGGGCGACACCGTAGACGAAATCTGCCAGCGCTATTACGGGCGTACGGAGCAGGCGGTCGAGCTGGTTTATGCGGCTAATCCGGGCCTTGCGGAAAGCGGGCCGGTGCTGCCGCACGGCTGCGAGGTAACGCTGCCCGACCTGCCGGACTATTCAACAGGTGAAACCGTCAACCTGTGGGACTAAAAATGGAAAAAATCAGCTCTGTGATCAACTACCTGATTGGCCTCATCCTGATGTGGTTCGGCCGTCATACGCCACAGGATATCGCCTTTATGGTCGGTTCGGGCGTGGCCGTTATCACGGTTGTCACTAACGTGGCGACGTTCTTTATTAACTGGCATTACCGCCGCAAAACCTACGAGCTGCAGCAGCGCATGCGGGGGGTGAGCCTTGAGCCAGACCGCTAAGCGCTGCGCCGTGGTGGCGGTGCTGGCTATCGCCGCGCTGCTGCCCCAGTTCAAAACCCTGCAAACCTCCGAGGCCGGGCTGGCGCTCATCGCCAACGCCGAGGGATGCCGCACGTCGCCGTATCAGTGCAGCGCCGGAGTCTGGACGAACGGCATTGGTCACACAGAAGGCGTGACGCCGCGCAGCCAGGTCAGCGAGCGGCAGGCGGCGGTTAATCTCGTTTATGACGTGATGCGCGTCGAACGCGGGATCGGAGCCTGCATGCCGGTAGATATGCCGCAACCCGTTTATGACGCGTCCGTCTCCTTTGCGTTTAACGTCGGCGTGAGCGCAGCCTGCCGCTCGACCTTTGCGCGGCATATCAGGGCGCAGCGCTGGGCTGATGCCTGCAACGAGCTGCCGCGCTGGGTGTTCGTCAACGGCGCGCGCAATCGCGGTCTGGAAAACCGCCGCGCGGCGGAAAAGGCGTACTGCCTGCGGGGTGTGAAATGACGCGCCTGATAGCGGGACTGCTGGCCGTGGCGCTGCTGGCGCTGGGCGTGACCGGCTGGCAATGGAAGGTCGCAAAAGACGATCTCAGCAGCGCGCAGCGCATTATCGGCACGCTGTCGGCGGGAATCGAGAGCCGCGACAAAGCGATAGCCAGGCTGGACGCGGATGCGAAGGCCAGCCAGAAACGCGAGGCCGCGCTGCGGCTGATGCAGGGGCGCGCCAGCACGGCCGCGCTGAACCGTGAAATGCACATACAGAGAGAAATCGATGCGAATCCGATATTGCGTGACTGGTCTGCTGCTGATCTGCCTGACGATGTTATCCGGCTGCACAGGCGCCCCGCCTTCGCCAGCGCCAGAGATTATCTGGACTGGGTGTCCGCGCGTGACAAGCTGCCCGGTGCCGGGAAACAGCCTTAAAACGGCTGGCGATCTGGCGGCAGACAATCGCCATCTTGAGGCCGCACTCGCCGCCTGCGGGCTGCAGGTCGAAATCATTAAAGACTGCCAGGAGCAACACGATGCTGAAACCGCAACAACTACGCCGGGCGATGACAGACAGCGTGCCGGAGCTGCAGCGAAACTCTGACGCGCTGAACGTCTTTATCGACAGCGGGCGCATTGTCTCGACGCTTGCCAGCTCGCTGTCGTTTGAATATCAGTACCGGCTGAACATGGTGATAACCGACTACGCCGACAATATCGACCTGCTGATCGTGCCACTGCTTGAATGGCTGCGGACGAATGAGCCTGACATTATGGCAACCGAGGAAAAGCGTCGCACGGGCTTTACCTTCACGGCAGACGTGATCAGCGACACGACCAGCGATATCAGCATAGAGCTGCAGCTGAGCGAGCGCGTGATCGTGAAGCAGGTAGACGGCGCGCTGCACGTCACGCACGTCGGCGAGAATCCGCTGCCGTATAACGACGCGCAGCCGTTGCAGCTGTACGCGGACGGAAGGCTTATCAGCGAGTGGCGGTCATGAGCGACCTGCAGCTGATAAACGACCGTCTGGAGGCGCTCATCAACAGCCTGTCAGCCCCGGCGCGCAAAGAGATGGCGCGCACCATTGGCCGCAAGCTGCGCGCCAGTCAGCAGCAGAATATCAAGCGCCAGCAGGCACCGGACGGCACGCCGTTCAAGCCCCGCAAAACGCAGCCGGTGCGCAGCAAAAAGGGCCGGATAAAGCGCGAGATGTTCGCCAGGTTGCGCACGGCGAAATATATGAAGACCCAGGCCAGCGCCAGCGAGGCGGTGATCGAGTTTGCAGGCAACGTGCAGCGCATGGCCCGTGTGCATCATTACGGGCTGCGCGACCGGCCGTCACGAAAAGGCAAAGAAATAAAGTATGTAGCTCGACCGTTATTGGGGATTTCCAATCCTGACAAAGAAATTATAGAAAATATAATTTCCCTCCACTTAAGTTAAAGCCCTTTGATAAGGGCTTTATTATTTAGCCCCAAACCTTAGCTGAACTAGCATCAAAAAAGAAAACTTCTAAGTTTTTCTTTTCTCGATTCAAAGCCATTCTATGCGCTCGTCCAATTATTTTTTTGTTATCATTACTTTCAACGTCACCATAAACACCAACATAAAGCTGCCTTACCCTGCCATTTTCAATGGCTTTGAGAAAATGCTCATCATTTTCTGCGAGGGAGTGCCCATATACAAATAAAGCACCTCCTATCTCACTAAAACTTCTGTAGCATTTTGCAAGGTAATCATTATGCCTAATTCTTTCTACTTTTTCTAATGAGGTTCCCTCTGAGACAAACACAGGAAACAAATCTTGATTCATTGCCTCTCTTATTTGCTCAATTAGCCTAACCTTCGTATTAACCCATGTAAACTTTCGCAACTCATAGCCAGCATCAAAAAGATGTAATGCTCCATGTAAAAAGTACATGTTTTGCTTATGAGTATTGTGTGGCTCCCAAGTCACATAGGGTGCATCATAATTTTCATAAGGAGTTCTAAAGCCGTCATCACTTACAGGCTTCTCACCCTCTTCACAATGCATACAAGTCCAATAAAGTAGTAAATCATAATTAAGTGTATAAATTCTCTCAAAATTTCTTAAGAATTTTTTACAATGAAGGAATTGTGACTCACTCAATTCACCGGGATGGGCAGGATGGCTAGAGGCTAGAGTTGAAATGAGTAACTCTTTCAAAGCATCAGAGTCACTTTGCAACTGTTGAATAAAATTCTTGTCATCTCCGTTGTAGGCTTCGATTATTTTGCTTGAATCTCTTAAGGTTTTGATTACTTTCTCAAAATCCTCAGTACCCATAAGTTCAAAAGATTTCTTAGCAGATGGTGATAACCTGCTAAAATTCGCCCTTTCAAAAAGCCTCCCATAAATAAATATATCTGGCTTACAGGCTATGCTGAAACCGTTCCCTAACAGAATATGTCTTTTAGAATGCCGTGATGATTTTTCAAGCGCAGCCTTAAAACTAAGCAGTTCCATTTTGACCTCGCACAACGATGAATTTATATAAGGGGGCACAAAGCCCCTTTATATTTTATCCTCTATACACGATAGATTTATTTAGAGCTTCGATAACCTGATCAATATAAATCACATCTTTACTTTTAAGTGCCTGGCTTTCTCCAGAGGAACTATTTAAATAGACGCTATATTCAGGCTTTAGCTTTCTGAATAGAATAAGACCAAATACTATTAGAGCAATACCAATCAACTTTGTGCTTGTAAAATCTGCACCACAAGCCATTAGAACCCCGACAAGAGCAATAAGCAAAGCAGGAGCTTTGTTCGCTTCTTTAATTGCTCGCTTAACTGAGGTCACACCTTGCATAGCATAAGTGCTTGATCCTACTCGAAAACGGGCGCTTGAAACGCTAACTTTACCATCGTTAAAAAACTCAACCTCTTCCATGTTTGTTCCTTAGTAAGTTAAGACAATTGCTATGATACATTAACAAAACTTTACGTTTTGGAAAGCTTAGAAATAGCCATTTTTACCCCTCTATTTTGCACGGTCAGATAGCAACAAACAGCCTTCCTTAGTCACCGGGGATTACATAAAGCATCATAAGGAAATGAACGAACAACTCTCAGAAATTCAGCGCCTGCTGCGCAACCTGATCCGCATCGGAACCGTGTCCGCCGTCAATCTGACTGACGGGCTGTGCCGCGTCGATACAGGAAAAAACACAACCAATTGGCTTCACTGGCTGAGTGCCCGTGCGGGTAAAACTCGCTCTTGGAATGCTCCGTCAGTAGGTGAGCAAGTGCTTGTCCTGTGTCTCGGCGGCGAACTCGATACCGGCTTTGTGCTGCCGGGGATATTTTCGGATAACAACCCGGCGCCGTCGGCCTCACCAGATGCGCTGCACTGGTCATTTCCTGACGGCGCGGTGATCGAGTATGAGCCGGAAAGCGGCGCGCTGACCGCAACCGGCATAAAGACGGCAACCATCAAGGCGGCGGTAAAAATCCTGTTCGATTCGCCAGAAGTTGAATGCAGCGCGCTTCTCAAAACCGCGCAGCTGGAAGTCACCCAGGGCGGCACGATGAAAGGAGACGTGTCGCACAGCGGCGGCAGTCTGAGATCTAACGGCATCGTGGTCGATGCGCATCAGCATGGCGGCGTGAAGTCGGGCGGCGATCTATCGGAAGGGCCGCAGTAATGGCAGCAAAATATATCGGTATGAACCGTGATAGCGGCGGTGCGCTCGACGACCTCGATCACATCCGGCAGTCGGTGAGAGACATTCTGCTGACGCCGCTCGGCGCCAGGGTGATGCGACGCCAGTATGGCTCGCTTCTCTCCGCACTGATCGACCAGCCGCAAAACGAGGCGCTGCGCCTGCAGATTATGTCTGCCTGCTATCTGGCGCTACTGCAGTGGGAACCGCGCATCAGGCTGACCGCCATCAGCTTTGATACGGACTATAACGGCGCAATGGTGGTTGAGCTGACCGGCAACCGCACCGACAACGCGCAGCCTCTTTCCTTAACCGTTCCTGTGAGCTGAGAACATGGCAACTATCGACCTGAGCCAGCTGCCCGCGCCTGACGTGGTGGAGGCGCTGGATTATGAAACCCTGCTGGCCGAGCGCAAGGCGACGCTGATTTCCCTCTATCCGGCCGAGCAGCAGGCGGCGATAACCCGCACGCTGGCGCTGGAGTCGGAGCCGCTGGTGAAGCTGCTGCAGGAGAACGCCTATCGCGAGCTGATCCTGCGCCAGCGCATCAACGAGGCGGCAAAGGCCAATATGGTTGCGTATGCGCTGGATGGCGACCTTGACCAGCTCGGCGCAAATAACGGCGTTTCCCGCCTGATTATTACCCCGGCCGACGATACGACCATTCCGCCGACGGCCGCCGTGATGGAAAGTAACGACGATTTCCGGCTGCGCATTGCCGCCGCCTTTGAAGGGCTGAGCGTGGCCGGACCGACCGGCGCCTATGAGTACCACGCCAAAAGCGCCGACGGCCGCGTGGCGGACGCCTCCGCCATCAGCCCGTCGCCCGCCGTCGTGACCGTGACCGTGCTCGCCCGTGAGGGCAACGGCGCCGCCGGTGACGACCTGCTGGCCGTGGTGAGCGCCGCGCTTAACGACGAGGACGTGCGCCCGGTGGCCGACCGGGTGAGCGTACAGTCGGCGGAGATCGTGAACTATGAAATCGAAGCCGAGCTGTATCTCTATCCGGGGCCGGAGGCAGAACCCATCCGCGCCGCCTCTGAGGCAAAGCTCGCCGCATACGTCACCGCGCAGAAGCGCCTCGGCCGGGATATTCGCCTCTCGGCGCTGTATGCCGCCATGCACGTTGAGGGTGTGCAGCGCGTCAACCTGATTAAGCCGTCAGCCGACGTCGTGCTCGATAAAACGCAGGCGGCTTATTGTACCGGCTACGCGCTGACCGTGGGGGGCTCGGATGAGTGATCGCCTGCTGCCGACCGGCTCCTCAGTGCTTGAGGTTGCTGCCGCCGAAGCGCTGGCGAGCCTGGGCGCCATGAACGTGCCACTGCGTCAGCTGTGGAACCCGCAAACCTGTCCGGTTGCGCTTTTGCCTTATCTGGCGTGGGCGTGGTCGGTTGACCGCTGGGATTCAGCCTGGAGCGAATCGACAAAGCGTAGCGTGGTTGCTGCCTCGCAGTTCGTGCACCGACACAAGGGCACGATTGGCGCTATCCGCCGCGTAGTTGAGCCGCTGGGTTATCTGATAAAGGTAATCGAGTGGTGGAAAACCAACGAGGCGCCGGGCACGTTCCGGCTTGACGTGGGCGTGCTGGATACCGGCATTACCGAGGAGATGTATAACGAGCTGGAGCGGCTGATAGCCGACGCAAAGCCGTGCAGCCGCCATCTCATCGGCCTGTCCATTAATCTGGATGCAAACGGCGTGCTGCCGGTTGCCGTTGCCAGCTACAGCGGCGATGAGCTGACGATTTACCCTTACACCCCTGAACTTATCAGCGTCGGCGGGCCGGGTTATTCCGGCGCGGCCGTGCATCTTATCGACCTGACGGAAGTGAGCGCATGACGACTAAATATTTTGCCCTGCTAACCAATCAGGGCGCGGCTAAGCTGGCGAATGCCGCCGCGCTCGGCACGAAAGTAAATATCACCTCTATGGGTGTCGGGGACGGTGGCGGCACGTTGCCGACGCCAGATCCAGCGCAGACAAAGCTCATCGCAGAGAAGCGACGCGCGCAGCTAAATTCGCTGACCGTTGACGCGGCGAACAGCAGCCAGATTATCGCCGAGCAAATTATCCCCGAAAGTGAAGGAGGATTCTGGATCCGCGAGATTGGCCTGTATGACGCCGACGGCGTGCTGATTGCCGTGGCAAACTGCCCGGAAACCTATAAGCCGCAGCTGGCCGAAGGCAGCGGCCGCACGCAGACTGTGCGCATGATTCTGATTGTGAACAGTACCAGCGCGGTTACGCTGAAGATAGATCCGGCTGTTGTGCTGGCAACGCGACAATATGTTGATAACGCAACGATAGAGGTAAAAGCGTACGCAGATGACCTGATAGCAAAGCACATCGCCGCAGCCGATCCGCACAAGCAATACGCGCCAAAGGACAGCCCTCTCTTTACCGGTACGCCGAAAGCCCCGACGCCCGCTACGGGCAACAGCTCAACGCTGCTTGCCACGACCGCCTTTGTGCAGGCGGCCATTGCGCAGTTGGTTGCGTCTTCCCCGGAGGCGCTGGACACGCTGAACGAGCTGGCCGCTGCGCTGGGTAATGACCCGAACTTTGCTACCACAATGGCAAATCAGCTTGCCGCGCGCGCGCTGCTAGCGGGCAATATCAATCAGCAGTTCTTCGTCAAAGACGCCACGCTTGACGGACATGCTGTAAACCGTGGACAGATGAATGTAGCACTGGCGCTAAAAGCACTGCTTAACGGCGACCCGGCACAGGCATTCCAGATGGCGAACAGCGGCACCGGATCTTATGGAGTTAACAATGACCGCCTGAATTTTGTATTGCAGAATTATGCTGCACTCGCCGGAAACCAGTATACGCCTTTCAGTGTGGGCGGTGCGACACAGGCAGCGCATGCAGTGCGGCTTGACCAGTTTCAGTCCGGTAATAACGGGAATGGTGCATGGACAAAATTTCCCAATGGGCCAATGTGGGCGCGGTCAAATGTCAACTTAAATGCAAATGGCAGCACAACCTGGACTTTCCCTGTGACATTTCCGGGTAACCCTGGTGTTTATATAACTAACTTTAACTCAGGTAACAGGGTGTGGCTAAACGGCATAGGGCCTAGCTCGGTTGGTATATATAACGATGGCTCAGCAACGAACATTAATGTTTTTGCGGTATGGTGATTGAAATGGCTGAAGAAAAAAAAGCTACTGAACAAAGTGAAGAAACGCAGCTTTATGAATTTAAAACCCGCTTCTTTTTGAAGATGGACGAAGAGCATTATGTTGTTGCCATGATGGTTGCTGTGAATCAGGCTGAAGCTGAAATATATGAAAGCCAGAATTTAACCGAGGTATCCGCAGAAATTTACCAGCAGGTAGGGCCAGATTCCAGGCTGATTGACGGCGAAGTTAAACAGGGAGAGCCGCGCGTGCCGATGCTAGATAATGAAGCGAAGCAAGCCATCATGACGGCCAGGTTACGGGATGCAACGATAAAAATTGACACGCTACAGGACGCGATTGATCTGGAAATGGCGACAGACGAGGAGAAGGTGCAGCTGACCGCGTGGAGGAAATACCGCGTGCTGCTGAGTCGACTTAATACATCAACCACTCTGGCGGACTGGCCTGCTGCGCCAGCAGGCGGCGGAACGGAATAAATGCGGCCCCGCATGCGGGGCTCTTTTCCGTCTTTTGTCCGCTGATTATCCAGCAAACTCCAATCGCATGCACCGCCCCGCCTGACCTGACACCCTGAGCACACCTTTAATCAGGAGTGCAACAGATGGCAGATTATCATCACGGTGTCCGCGTCGTCGAAGTCAACGACGGCACGCGCACCATCTCCACCGTATCAACCGCAATCGTGGGCATGGTCTGCACCGCGCAGGATGCGGATGCGGCAACCTTCCCGCTTAACACGCCGGTGCTCATTACCAATGTGCAGGGCGCCGTCGCCAAGGCAGGCAAAAAAGGCACGCTCGCCGCTGCGCTGCAGGCCATTGCCGACCAGTCTAAGCCCGTCACCGTTGTGGTGCGCGTGGCCGAAGGCGCCGACGAAGCCGAAACCATTTCCAATATCATCGGTGGCACGGATGAAAACGGGCAGTATACCGGCATGAAAGCGCTGCTCGCCGCGCAGACTCAGCTCGACGTCAAGCCGCGCATTCTCGGCGTGCCGGGGCTGGATTCACTGGAAGTGGCAACGGCGCTTGCGAGCATCGCACAGCAGCTGCGCGCCTTTGCCTATGTCTCCGCATGGGGCTGCAAAACCATTTCTGAGGCCCGCCTGTATCGCCAGAACTTCAGCCAGCGTGAAATCATGGTGATCTGGCCGGACTTTCTCGCCTGGAACACCACGACCAGCAAATCCGATACTGCCTACGCGACCGCTCGTGCGCTGGGCCTGCGCGCCAAAATCGACAACGACACGGGCTGGCATAAAACCCTGTCCAACGTCGGCGTTAACGGCGTGACCGGCATCTCCGCGTCGGTGTTTTGGGATCTGCAGCAGACCGGCACTGACGCCGACCTGCTCAACGAGGCGGACGTCACCACACTGATCCGTAAAGACGGTTTCCGCTTTTGGGGCAACCGCACCTGCAGCGATGATCCGCTTTTTCAGTTTGAGAACTACACCCGCACCGCGCAGGTGCTGGCCGACACGATGGCTGAGGCGCATATGTGGGCGGTAGACAAGCCGCTGACGCCGGTACTTGTGCGCGAGATTATCGCGGGTATCAACGCGAAATTCCGCGAGCTGGTCAGCGCCGGTTATCTGCTGGGCGCGTCCGCCTGGTATGACGAAAGCGCCAACGATAAAGACAGCCTGAAGGCGGGCAAGCTCTTTATTGACTACGACTATACGCCGGTTCCGCCGCTGGAAGATTTGACCCTGCGCCAGCGTATTACCGACACCTACCTGGCGAACTTCGCCGCGTCCGTTAACAGCTGAGGAGCCGGATAAATGGCACTGCCACGCAAACTGAAGGGCATGAACCTTTTCAACGACGCCAACAGCTATCAGGGCGTCGTGACCGCCGTCACGCTGCCCAAGCTGGCGCGCAAGCTCGACCCGTTCCGCGCGGGCGGCATGAGCGGCGCGGCCTTTATCGACAACGGTCTGGAAGATGACGCGCTCGATATGGAGTGGAGCATCGGCGGAATGGATGAGCTGGTTCTCACGCAGTGGGGCGCCTCTGATATTCCCCTGCGCTTTACCGGTTCCTACCAGCGCGACGATACCGGCGAGGAAATCGCGGTAGAGATTGAGGTGCGCGGTAAACACCAGACCTTTGATTTTGGTGAGGCCAAGCAGGGCGAGGATACGGAAATCAAAGTCACCTCAAAGAACACCTATTACAAGCTGACCTTTAACGGCAAAGAGCTGATTGAGATCGACACCATCAACATGGTGGAGAAGGTCAACGGCACCGACCGACTTGAGCAGCGCCGCAAGAACCTCGGCCTGCTTTAACCCTGACGCTGGCGCCCGGCGCGGCGCTGGCCTTACCTGACTACAGTGAACAGAGAGAGCGAACATGGAACAGAACGAAAACACCGTTGTGCTGGAAACCCCGCTGAAGCGCGGCGACACCGAAATCAAGCAGATTGACGTCATCAAACCAACAGCCGGAAGCCTGCGCGGCGTGCGCCTGGCTGACCTGTGCCAGTCGGACGTAGACGCACTGCTGACCGTGCTGCCCCGCATTACCCTGCCCGCGCTGACGAAGGCTGAATGTAACGCCCTCGATCCGGTTGACCTGATTGTGCTGGGCGGAAAGGTGATCGGTTTTTTGCAGTCGAAGTCGGACGAATAGACTGGCCGCACGGCCTGACGGTTAATGACCTGATGGCCGATATCGCCACGATATTCCACTGGCAACCCTCCGAGATGTACGACATGCCGCTGGCCGAGCTGATGGACTGGCGGCATAAAGCCTTAATCCGCAGCGGAGCAAACCCGGATGAGCAATAACCTCAAGGTGCAGGTGCTGCTGAATGCGGTAGACAAAGCCTCGCGCCCCTTCAAAGCCGTACAGGCTGCCGCCAAAAACCTGTCGTCTGACATACGCCAGACGCAGGCAACCATTAAGGATCTGGACGCGCAGGCGGGCAAAATCGACGGCTTTCGCAAAGCCAGCGCGCAGCTGGCCGTCACGCAGCAAAATCTCAAGGATGCAAAGGACGAGGCGGCAGCGCTGGCCGTGGCGTTCAAGAGTGCCGAGCGGCCAACTACGCAGCAGGCCCGCGCGCTGGAGAAGGCCCGGCAGGCAGCCGCTGAGCTACAGACCAAATCAAACGCGTTGCGCCTGTCAGTGCAGCAGCAGCGCGAGGCGCTGACGGCCGCAGGGATTTCCACGCGCAGCCTGAGCAGCGAGCAGCAGCGCCTTAAAACCGCGTCGGCGCAGGCTACCGTCAGCCTGAGCCGTCAGAAGCAGGAGCTGCAGCGCCTGAACGCGCAGCAGGAGCGGCTGAACCTGACCAGCGAGCGTTACCGCAAGGGGCAGGAGCTGTCAGCGAAGGTGCGCAATGCGGGCGCCGCCGGTGTCGGAGCGGCGACGGTTGGCGCCGTCGCGGCGTCTTCGGTGCTGCGCCCCGGCTATGACTTCGCCCTGGCAAACTCCACGCTACAGGCAACTCTCGGCCTTGATAAAAACTCGCCTGAGTTCCAGTCTCTGCGCACGCAGGCGCGCAGCATCGGCGACAACACCGCCGCCTCGGCGAACGACGCCGCGCAGGCGCAAATCGTTATCGCTAAATCTGGTGCCAGTGTTGATGACATCAAGGCGGCAACGCCGGTTACGCTGAATATGTCGCTCGCCAACAATCGCACGATGGAAGAAAGTGCAGAGCTGCTGATGAGCACGAAAAACGCTTTCGGTCTGGCGAACAGCGAAGTAGCCCACCTGGGCGACGTGATATCCGCAACGCTCAACAGAACAGCCACAAAATTCGAGGATCTGAGTGATGCGATGCCTTATGTTGCGTCAGTGGCTAAAAACGCGAAGGTAAGCGCGGAGCAGACTGCAGCCATGATTGGCGCGCTAGCCAACAACGGCACGACGGGCAGCATGGCCGGAACGGGAATACGCGCCATGCTGCTGCGTGTGCAGGCACCAACTGGCGAAGCTTTCAAGGCCATCAAGGAGCTGGGTGTAAAAACCTCCGACAGCAAAGGCAATATGCGCCCATTCTTTACCATCCTGAAGGAAATGCAGCAGTCCTTTGAGAAAAATAAACTTGGAGACTCTCAGCAAAGTGAATACCTGAAAACCATCTTCGGTGAAGAGGCAGCATCTGCCGCCGTCACCCTGATGAAGTCCGCTGCCAGTGGTGAGCTGGACAGGATGACCAAAACCTTTCAGAACTCGGACGGCAGCACGGAAAAGCTGGTCAAGGTGCAGCAGGACAACCTCGGCGGCGACTTCAAAGAGTTGCAGTCAGCCTATGAGGCGCTCGGCACCGATATCTTTGACCAGATGGACAGTAGTCTGCGTACGCTTACGCAGGACACAACGAAATTTCTGCTGCAGATCGATAACTGGGTTCAAAAAAATCCGGAACTTTCAGCGGGAATAGCCAAAATCGCGGCGGCAGGAACGCTTATCGTCGGCGCGCTGGGCGCCATTGGGCTTGTTGCCTGGCCGGTTATTACGGGCGTTAACCTGCTTGTTACCGGAGCGGGTTTTCTCGGTACGGCATTCAGCATTGCGGGCGGCGCCATCGCAACGGCGCTGGGGGCCATCTCGCTGCCAATAGTCGCCGTTGGGGCGGCAATTGTGGCCGGGGCGCTACTGGTGCGTAAATACTGGGAGCCTATCAAAGCCTTTATTGCTGGCGTTGCCGAGGGTTTCAGCGCCGCGATGGGGCCCATAAGCGATGCATTCGGCCCGCTAAAGCCTGTTTTTGAATGGGTCGGCAACAAGATTAAGGAGCTATGGGACTGGTTCGGCAAGCTGCTGGAGCCGGTTAAGTCCACGCAGTCCGAGCTGGCGACTGCCGGTGAATGGGGCAAGAAATTCGGCAACATGCTGGCTGAGGCGTTAAAGCTGCCTGGCAAGGCTTTAGACGATCTGCGCGGCGGCATCGACTGGGTGCTGCAAAAGCTCGGAATTATCGACACTAAATCCGACGGGTTGAAAGACAAGGTGCCGTCACCTGATCCGGTGGCGACCGGCGGCGCGGGCGTCGATACCGGCGGGCAGCAATATAACTTTGCATACGGCGGCGGCTCGTACAAGCCAGTTCCGTCGCCGTCTGTCGGGGCCGGGTATACCGACCGCAGCCAGAATACCTACCAGTATGAAATCAACATGCATGAAGGCATGAGCAAAGACGACGCGCTGGCGCTGATGGCGCAGCACCAGGCAAAAGAGCAACGCAACCGGCAGGCGCAGAACCGCAGCAAAATGGGCTGGGAGGATTAAACGATGATGATGATTTACGGCATGCTGCCGTTTATGCGCCAGACCCTGCCTTACGGGGATCTGCAGCAGAATATCGACTACCGCTGGCCGACTAACAGCCGGTTCGGGCAGCGGCCGGCCGCGCAGTTTATTGGGCCCGGCGACGAGAAAATCACGTTGTCCGGGGAGCTGCGACCGGAGATTACCGGCGGGGCTGTATCACTGACGACTATTCGCCTGCTTGCCGACGAGGGGATGGGGTGGCCGCTGATTGGCGGCAGCGGCATGATTTACGGCATGTACGTGATCGAGAGCATTTCCAACTCTTTCAGCGAATTTTTCCCTAACGGGACGGCCAGTAAAATCATGTTCACGCTGAACCTCAAGCGCGTTGACGAGTCGCTGACGTCGATGTTTGGCGACCTGAAAAAGCAGGCTGACGGGCTTATCAGTGGCGCCGGAAATCTGCCTGGGCAGCTTACGTCAGCCATCGAAAGCGTGAAGTCGGCGGCCGGTAATATGGTTTCCTCAGCGGGGGGGCTGCTTGGATGATCGGAATAAGTAGCCTGCCGGTGCAGGCCGGGGCGCGGCTTACGCCTGATTTTATGCTGACGGTTAACTCTAAGGACGTCACGACCAATATCAGGGATCGGCTTATCTCGATGACGCTGACCGACAACCGCGGCTTTGAGGCTGACCAGCTGGATATCGAGCTGGACGACGCCGACGGGCAGCTGGCTATGCCGGTGCGCGGCGCGGTAATAAAACTGTTTCTCGGCTGGAAGGGGCAAACGCTTTTCGGGAAAGGTGATTTTACCGTTGATGAGGTCGAGCACCACGGCGCGCCGGACACCATGACTATTCGCGCCCGCAGTGCAGACTTTCGCGGCACGCTCAATTCGCGCCGGGAAGTGTCATATCACGATACAACCCTGGGCGATATAGTGACGCAGATAGCCGAGCGTAATAAACTCAAGCCAATGCTGGCCGACGGCTTCGCCGGGATCGCCGTGGCTCACATCGACCAGACGCAGGAAACGGATGCGAAATTCCTGACGCGCCTCGCCACCCTTTACGGGGCGGTAGCGGCGGTAAAAGCCGGGCGGCTTTTGTTCATCCGTCCGGGGAACGGCGTCACTATCAGCGGCAAGCCGATCCCACAGATGACCATCACGCGGCAGGATGGCGACAGGCACAGCTTCAGTATTGCAGACCGTGGCGCCTATACCGGCGTCTCGGCGAGCTGGTTGCACACCAAAGACCCGAAGCCGAAGAAAGTAAAGGTGAAGCGCAAACCAAAGATAAAACACCTTCGAGCGCTTGAGCATCCTGCCGCAAAGAAAAAAAAGGCGACAGCGACCAAAACCCCGGAAGCCAGAGAGGGAGATTATCTGGCAGGTACTGAAGACAACGTGTTCACGCTGACGACCGTTTACGCGACTAAAGCCAGCGCGATGCGGGCCGCTAAAGCAAAATGGGATAAGCTGCAGCGCGGTGTCGCTGAGTTTTCGCTCACTCTCGCGATGGGGCGCGCTGACCTGTACCCGGAGACGCCAGTCAGGGTGAGCGGCTTCAAATCGGTGATCGATGCGCAGCCGTGGCTCATCAGCAAGGTAACGCACAGCCTGAGCAGCAGCGGCTATACCACGCAGCTGGACTTTGAGGTTTTGTTGTCAGATGTCGAGTATCAGGCAGAATCAGACGAAGATGATTCACAATAAGTGAAAGTTGTTGCTCATTTTGGGGATTTGGAGTATTAAAGCTACGAGCTTACAGGGAGACGCCACCAATGATGCATTGTCCGCTTTGCCAGACCGCCGCACACGCTAAAAGCAGCCGTTATATTTCTAAAGAGACGAAAGAGCGCTATCACCAGTGCCAGAATATTAACTGCAGTTGTTCTTTCAAAACGCATGAAACGCTGGCGGTGATTATTGTAACGCCAGGGCAGATTAATCCCGTGCCCTTGCATACCAAGCACGAATATCAGCCATCGTTACTGCACTAAAATGGAATGCCGATTAAAAACCCCGCACTGACGGGGTTTTTTGTTTGTGCTATTCGCCGCCCTTGTAAGTGTGGGTATTGCCGAGCATCACAGCAGTAGCGGGCTTATCCATCAATTTACCCATTTCATTACAAGTCGATAGCGGGTTTTCAAAAGAATACCCGCTGGATTTGAACTTGTTAGTGACGTTGATTACCTTGATTTTTTTGAGGTAGTTAGCAGGCACGTCTTTTGTCCAGATGGAAAAGCATACCCCGCTAGAGATTACTGAATTATAAGTTCCATCATTGACGGTTGCGGCGGGTAGCGCGACCGTGATCTGATCCTGCTTAAGATTAACTTCCAAAGGTTGCCAGGGCTTTAGCTTATTTTGGAGAGTCGTAACGTCGGATGATTGCGCCGCAACGACTGAAGAAAATAATAAAGAAGTAATGAGCAGAGCTATATGTAATCGCAT